CTCAATGGTTGTGTCATCATAAGTTACAATCTTAGTGATTGCGGTGAGTGGTGGAAGTCTCATCTGGTTAACTGATGGAAGTCCACTAGCAACAAGAGGAGCAATGTGATGAGAGTCGTAAGTAGAGCAAAGAACGGTAAGATCAGAAGCAACAAGATACTTGTCGTGTTCACCCTTTGAAGGCTCGCTTCTTTTACCCATGTCGTCAATTGCGTTAGACAACGTTCTGTACAGTAACTCCTGTGCACCAGCACTTACAGTTGTATCAGCAGCAGTCTGCTGTGTACCTGTGTAGGTGTAGTCCAAGATTGGGGACATTGCAAGATCATCTTTCTTTGCAGCATGTGCAACTGCAACACCATCATTCATTCTTTCAAGATCGAACGTCTGATTAAACAATGACAACAGTAAAGTGTAATTGAAACCAGTTGCATAAATCTTGAAAGCGATAGAATCGGTCTCACCACCCATGATAGTACCTTGTGGTACTGCCTGACCCTGACCATCCACTTCACTGAAACGGAAAGCATAGGGATACATCTCTTGCGGTGTAATTGTCGCTGTCGCATTAGGCATCATAACTTCACGGTAAAAGTTTCCTCTTATCGTTTGATGTTCCATCTGCCTTACAGTTAGGTCAAATCTCTGTGCGTTGACAAAGTTAGTCCAGTCTGCTGACAGGGTGTTTGTTGACGAGCTTGAAAATTTACCAGAGGCAATCATTTCATTGATTGAACCGCCTTTGAATCGATAATCAAACCCACTCTTGTACTTACCAGTAAGCGTAATTCCTTTTCGGCTAGAAAGAGGACGCATAGCATTGATAAGTGCCATATTCGGTGCTTTAACACCACTAATACCGAACTGAGCATTAGCAATTGTTACAGCCTGTTGCGGTGAAACATGGACAGGTTTACCATCTTCAAGTCTCTTGTAAAAGTCTCTTCTGAGGCTTTCTTTGGAAATAATTAAGTTATTCATCTATCAGCCTCCTATGCTGGGATATAAGAAACATACATTATGCCTCTTGTGTCGCCTGGTGTGTCACCAGCGGCCGTAATTTTGAGAGTTGCTGCCCCAATGGTCACTTCTGCCTGATCGAGTGTTGCCACTCTATCAATTGCTTTGGTTGTTACACAGGCTATTGCATCTGTGATAGCATTTCCACCAGTGTGACTTAGTGTTAGTGCTCCATTTGCTTCACTTGTAGTAGCTACTACAAGAACATCAAAGATTTTATCACCAGCAGCTAAACCGTAAGTAGCAAGAACAAATTCGATACCACCAGAAGCGTCTGCTGTAATCGGAAGTGCAACGGTTTTTGCTGCATTAAGCGCATAAGCCGTATTAAGAGCAATCTGAGCTGTTGAAGGTGGTTTAAGAAGGTCAGTTGTGTCATCAACATCAGTAAGTCCAACTTCTGCTTTCGTAACAACATGCGGGTTTCCTGTAACAAGACCACGGTGCGTTGTGTTCAAACCAATAGCCGTGTCCTGATCACCATCAATCAAAATCTGTGCTGTTGAAGGTGGTTTCAGAAGGTCAGTTGTGTCATCAACATCAGTAAGTCCAACTTCTGCTTTCGTAACAACATGCGGGTTTCCTGCAACTAACCCACGGTGCGTTGTGTTCAAACCAATGGCCGTATCTTGGTCACCGTCAATGAGAATTTGAGCTGTTGAAGGTGGTTTAAGAAGGTCGGTTGTGTTATCTACGTTGTCTAATGAAAGCTCTGCAACTGTAACAACATGCGGGTTTCCTGCGACAAGACCACGGTGTGCAGTGTTCAAGGCAACAGCTTCTGCAGCACTTGCTGCGTCTCTTACCAAGGTAATATCAGTGTCCTGTGCAAAAGGTCTAAATTCAAGATACGCCTGTGATGCAGTATCAATTGCCGTAACAATACCTACTGCAACAAAGTCAGAAACATTTTCTGCGTCATACAATGCACCAGCGGCACCAGCGGCGTTCGGATCAAACCATACCTTCCCACCAACAGCAAATGTCTGTCCAGCGCCAACCTGATCTGTACATATGATACGATTACTGTCAATGTTGACAAGTATATCGTCCCCATTCGCAACATCTTCAACGTTACGAACCTCTCCAAAGTACCCATTAAAGATAACAAGTTCAAATTGTTCAACATCACGAGCAAGTGTATTCTCAAGAACAACAATGCGATCTTCAACGGTTTTGTTTTGGAATTTGTGGTTTCTTAATGTAGTAACTGTGACTGCCATGTGTTAACCCTCCATCTCTTCACCGGTATTATCACCAGTGTCGTTGTCACTTCCAGGCACAAAGTTACCATTGGAAGCAAGATCACTTCTTAGTTTGAGAACAGCTTCCTCTGTCTTGACACGTTCAATCTCAGCAAGTACTTCTACTTTTGTACCTTTCTTGATACTAAATAAAGCCTTTGCAACAAGAGCAACTGTCTCATTCTTAAATGCCTCTTTCAATTCGTTCGCTACGAGTGAATCGAACTCTTCACTTTGTCTTGCTTCCTCAGCTTTGAGGTAATTGGTAATGTTGCCATTAACATCCTCAAACGCTTTGAGCCTAAGTAATCCGGCAACCTCGTCAGGTGTCTTGACATCAATGCCAAGTTCGCTGGACAATTTGAGACCATCCAGCTTCCCTAAATTGGCGAGATTCTTAAAACGTACCATCATTTCTTCGATGGTCATTTCTTTTGGTTCTGCTGCCATTTCTTCGTCTCCTTGAATATCGTTACTTCCACCAACGGTGGATTTAGTACCTTGTTTAAAGTTAGTTCCAACAATATTGGCATGTGAGCCAGTCATGTCATGTTCAACTAACGCATTTGTTCGACCTTTTATGGACTCTATGACATAGTATTCAGCATCTCCATCTTCATCAAACTCAACTCTACGCTTGTGTATATCACCAGTTGATGTAGATAACATACCAGCCTTTAACTCACGTACTGTCTTAATTGACAATGCTTTCTTCTCTTCGGTATCACCTTTCAGTAAATAGTTTTTAAGAACAAGTGCATCATCACCATCAATCTTTGTTACTTTACCACCTACAAGATAACCATCTCCAGGTATTCGGAACTGCTCTAACTGCCAGTTAGAATCCTCATGTCCTTTAATGTACATTGGTGATGGTACTGCATTAATACCTTTTGCGAATGACTCACCCCACTCTTTTGTGAGTGTCATAGGTGGATAGTTTAATGTTTTGTACTTATCCCCTAACATAACAGTGTTTACAAAAAAGTAGGGTTCCTCATCACCTTCACTTAATATTTTAAAAGCAGCATCATTGCCAATAGAAACACTATCTGGTAATATGGTAGTAGAGATGTTACTTTTATACCTTACTGGTTCACTTGATACTTCTTCTATCGATTCGTATTTTCCATCAGCACCTTTAACCGGATTATACTTAATTCTATCAGCCATTTGTCTTTCCTCCGTCTACCTTTGCATCTTCCTTGCCACCATCTTCGGCATCGGCGTTGTCACCTTCACCGGTATCTTCCTCACCACCAACTCCTGCACTTGCTTGTGTCTTACCTTGTGGTGGAGCAATCAATCTTCGTTTAGCGGTCTTTGCAACAGTCTTTTCAATATCTAGTTCGTGCTTCTCAAAATCATGTTCTAGGTTCAACAAGTTCAGTTTCTTTAACGTGGTATGTGCTTCTTCATCCCCAACAAGATAATTCTCTTTTAGTTTAACGAGTGCATTTGCATATATGTTAAGAGAGTCTGCTTTTTCTTTTGTGGAAGCGAAGTCAGGGTCAGGCCACTCTAAAGTGAACTTAGAACCAATGTTACTAAACGTTGCATAATTGTACACCATGAACGCAAGTTCAAATACTTTTTGCCACATTGGACTGAACTGTTCTTGTTTATCTGTAACACGTTTACGCCAAATAGGTCGCTGCTCTATAGCAGCGGCAAGGTTCGTACCAAGGTTAGCACCAAAGATTATCTCTGGTGTGCCTGAACCTTCTACTATGTTAGTAAATGCAGTCTCCGACAACTTGGTATAGTCACCTGTTGCTTTGTTGGACTCTATATACTGTATGTCCTCATCACCTTCAAGTACAAACAAATCTCTGTCTTGTAATGATATAGAGGCATTACCTTCTTTAACTTGTGCCCATGTACCAGCACCAAAGTTGTTATCGACCCAATTACCAATACTTCCTGTTTTAACCTTTGACTTAGGATGTCCGTCACGTTTCTGTGAAACTCCTGCTTCATATGTCATGTCATGATAGAACTTAAGCATAGGTTCAATGTTCTCATACTCTGAATGCCCACGAATCTCAAATGTTTCTAAATCATTAGGTAGCATAACAATAGGTATAACACCAAAAGGATTGACCACAGTAGCCTCTTCTTGGTTGCCATCAATTTGTGATGTTCTCTTGAAGTATGTTGCAGTAACCTCTATCTCTGTAGTAGACCTAGCTGATGTTTCTTCCTTCTTAGAGTAGGAGGTCGACTCTTTCAGCTTATAACCTGTTATTGTCTTAAGTACAGGGTCAATCCACACTTCCTTAATAACTTCTGGTGGTATAACAACAAACTCTATATGATCGTTCTGCCATTGTACCCATATTGCATCATCACCATCTCTAGTGCTCATCCTATGAATATTCTTATAAGGTACAACAAACTTATCAAATACTTTCTTCTGAGCTTCGCTTGTGTACATAAATTCAGGCTTACCAATGAAACTTACAAGGTTATCTATGATAGGTTTTGCTAGTTGTCCAGCTAAGGCATAGCGATTGTCTTTATTTCTATATAGGTCACGTGTAAGACCTGTGTCTACACGTTCAGCTAAGTCAAGTTTATATACAGGATACGAAGGTATAGAAATACCTGACTTAGACACAATCTGTCGTGTGTTCCCTGTTGTTTCAGAATACAACTGGTCGTACAACGAGGATAGTGTACTAACTGAGCTGAGTAATAACTTCTTAAGAAGTGGTTGCCGTTTGCTCATCTCTCATCCTTCTTAACTTAACATAAACTTGTTTCATTATAAATGACTTTCTATCAATGTATGTCTTAGGTTCTTTCTTAAACCCATATTTCCTTGCGAACTTAACCCACTCTAATGTGAATAAGTCTTCATTACTACCATATTGCTTAGCAAACTTATCATATGTCAATATGTTTTTAACAGCCTTTTTTGTAGTAGACACAATCTGTGCTACTACATTAGGTTGTTCTCGCCAAGGTGGAAACCTTAGTTGACGTAAATCTTTCGGCAACTTTGCTTTCACTTCTTCCTGCAAGTGCGCCACACCATACCTATCAACTAGGTCTAACAACTCAGACCTTGCCTTATCTTTGTCATCCATGAACGTTGCTAACTGTTCAAACTGCTCCGCATACAATTCCTTGTAGGTTTTGTTATCTACCATCACATCCCCTTATAAATAAAAAATTATACCTGTAGTGCTTCACGTGCCTTTACAACTTCTGGATTGTCACCAGCACATACATGACCAAGTTTAGGATAGTACCCATCAGGAGTTATCTCATCACCAAGGTGTTTGTTAAGCTCAATATCATCCATAACAAAGTCATTGTCTCTTGTGCAATTATCAATAGCTTTCTGCCTACTATTGAATAACCCCATCAACTCCCATGGTTTATCACCTTTCCATCTACCAACTAACCATAGCATCATGCCTGCCATATTACATCCCTTTAATCATAGCAGTTGGACTTAACCCCATAGAAGCATTAATCTTCTGTGCAATATATATAAATCCACCTGCAACTGCGTCTACCATATCATCATGTCCATGCTGTGTACCATCGGTAACACCAGCAGCCTCTTTAACAAAAGGTTTAATCCACTTTGACTTAGCACCTTTATTCTTATAGTCCTTCATACTAAGATACACATTGCCCGCCATAGCCTGCGCTGCCAATGGTCGCCAGTACGTAAGCTTACTTGACCTCTTCGGCATCAACTTCACATTGTAACCAGCCAACATTCGCAAGTTATATTGTGCCTCAAACTTACCAGCACTACCGGGGTCTTGTTCTAAACAAATAGGAACTTCCCGACCATCTAACTTAGCAGTGTCTAACATCGTTTTCTGTAAGTTTCCTGCTTCCCACCTACCATGCACAATGTCTAATACATATATATCATCGTTATCAGCAATAGCAACCAATGCACCACAACTATAGTCGGGGTCTGGATTCACATCACTAGGTAACGTTGAAGCTCTATCCCAATACCGCACAATCCGTTTAATATGGTACTTGTTAGGTACGCCTTCTGTTCTATTCCAATAGTGCTCTTTAAATATCTCACCAGCTAAAGGTCTTGCAAACCAATTGCCACCTAACAACCTCTGCTGCTCATACTCTAACATCGAACGTAAACTACTTAAGTACTCAGGGTTTTGTGATAACAATATCTTGTTATCCGTTACCTTACTTGGTATAAACGTTACACTCTTTGGCCGAAAGTGTAATGGGTCATTATCATTCTTTTCAAGAGCAATGATGTACTTCCCTTTACCACACTTGTAGTTCACTTCCACTTGTAAGTCTAGTGGTGTGTCACCCCAATATATCTCATTCTCAATACGCACCATGTATCGTATGATACCCGCACGTTCTGCAATAGGAAAACCGGCTTGCTCTTCCTTACCTTTCTCACCTTCTTGTTGAATCCACCATGCTAGAAAGTCAACAAGGAAACTATCAGGGTCGGGGTTACAAGTTCCTCTCATGTAGGAAGCTACACCCGACATCGACCTGTTTCTTGACCCCATGTAAAAGAACTGTGTGTTGGTAAAGTGTTGCAGTTCATCAAAACCAATTAATGCAATCTGCGACCCATCCCAACTTATCTTGTCCTTCTCATACTGCATGTGGCTAAAGGATACTGTCATACCCTTCTTAAAGCTATAATGCGGCTTTGGTGTCTTAACACCTACTGCATTAAACTTACTATACAAATCTTCTGCTGTATCCCACAACCCACCAGCGTTTGTTATCTGTGCTGACTCTCGTCTAAAGATAACCGCCTTGAACTTCGGGTTGTTATGATAACGTAAAGGCTCTAGTAGCAACCCATACGACTTGCCACCTCCAGCAGCCCCGCCCATTATACATATATCAGCAGGAGAAGCAAGGAACTGCGCTTGTGGCCCATCTTGGGGTCGCACAATAATCACGTTCTGCTTCGTCCTTGTAAACTTACTCTTGCCTACCGCAAAGTCTTCTAGTAACATGCTACCACACTCTACCCTTACCTTTTTAACTAGTATGCCACTGTATCTTGGGACAAAGCGAACCTCATTTTAGCTCATCATCGCTCCCAACACACTCATCACCCGTCACTCAAAAACAATAATTTATCCGGTATAACAATATCATGTTATCGCTTATTATCCGGTATCTCGAATGTGTATATCTCCACTGATGTACCTCGCTGCTTATCGGCTTGGTCGCCTTTACCAAACTTACTCGGCCATACAATCATCCCTAACTTCTCTATAGCTGACAACCTCGCTGATGGCGATGGTGTTTTCTCTGGATTAGCTAAGTCTCGCAGCTTCTGTATTAAGCCTTGCTTTTCTTCTGCTTCCCTACGCATCAACCGGCTAACAAACTCTTCATCTGCGTTTATCTCGTCAAGTTCCTTCTCAGATAAGGATATGACACTTAATGCAAGGTCTAGGTCTAATGACTTGCAATAAGCGTCAAATATTAGTTCTTCTTTGTCTTTTAAAGCCTCAGAGATTGCCATTTTATATACAGTTCCTTAACTCTATTATAGCAGAAACAGTGAGAGAAAGCAAGAAAATTACGTAAAATAATTCATAAAACGTGAGGTATTTAAGATACTGTACAAGTAATTGATTATTACGGTGTTTTCTAGTCATTATGTGCGTTACTGTATATAGCGTGCGTATAGTTACTTACGTGGGTAGTTGAAAATTGTGTGATTGTATGTTTATGGTTTAGTGTTTGTGTTATAAGTGACTTTGTTGATTGTTGTATAGGGTATGTTGTATACTGTGTGACTTTTAGGGAATTTGGATTAACTAAAAATGTGTGATGCCGCTGCGTCTCTGAAACGGTAGGGCATCGATGTCAAACTGACTTTGTTAACGGTTACTGTGCTAATGGTTAACATGTTAACAGTCAACATACATATAATCAACATACATATAATCAACATACATATAAATAAACATGTTAAGCATCATACGTAACATAGTTGGCACGATTCCTGCATACGCCTATAGTTGGCATGCTTTATGCAAGTACATGTAACATGTAAGGTGGCACGATTCCTGCATACACCTATAGTTGGCATGCTTTATGCAAGTACATGTAACATGTAAGGTGGCACGATTCCTGCATA